TTCCCAAAGGTTGTTTCTATGATTTTGGCACAACCTTTCCCAAAGGTTGTTTCTATGATTTTGGCACAACCTTTCCCAAAGGTTGTTTCTATGATTTTGGCACAACCTTTCCCAAAGGTTGTTAAATACGTTCTATTCTAATATAAAAATAGCGGTTTTAATATTAGAAACTACAAAATGCAACTAAATATTCATGAGGGGATTAGAGATAGATTAGAATATTTTCATAAAATACATAAAATTCCAAATATTATTTTTCATGGTCCATCGGGTTCTGGAAAAAGAACAATTGTAAATAATTTTATTAGCAACATTTACAATCATGACAAAGATAAAATAAAAAATTTTGTCATGTATGTAAATTGCGCTCATGGTAAGGGCATAAAATTTATAAGGGAAGAGTTGAAATTCTTTGCAAAAACACATATTAATTCGAATGGTGGGGATGTTTTTAAAAGTATTATTTTACTTAATGCAGACAAACTTACAATGGATGCACAATCTGCGCTAAGAAGATGCATTGAATTATTTAGCCACACAACAAGATTTTTTATTATAGTAGAAGATAAATACAAATTATTAAAACCGATTCTTTCACGTTTTTGCGAAATTTATGTTCCCGAACCAACCCATAATGGTGATATAATAAATTTATACAAATACAATTTGAACGAAACATTTAATTTTGATGGACTAAAAGTGCAAAGAATGACTTGGTTGAAGAAAGAGTTAAATAAAACTTTTAAACCCAATACAAGTTTAGACAATGATTTCAATTCAGGGTGCAATAAATTAACAAATTTTTCTTTAAAACTCTATGAAAAAGGTTATTCTGGTTTAGACCTAATACATCTTTTAGAAAACCATAATAATTTCACTAACATTAAAAATGATAAAAGATATGAACTATTGGTTGCTTTTAACAAGATAAGAAGAGAGTTTCGTAACGAAAAACTTTTGATAATGTTTATTCTTAATTTTTTATATATGAGTTTAGATTACTCTTTAGAAAATATTTCATTTATGTAAATGGACGATTTTAACATCGGTACTTTGCATGAGTCAAAAAATGAATGGGGCGCAAGACTTCTAACGATAATGTCGCCGCTAATAATAGAAGGCCTGAAGTCAATTTTTGAAGAAGCGCACAAGTTATGCAAGGAAAACAATGAAACTGACAAATATTTGATGACGTTTCAAAATTTTATTTCGAGGATTCCAAAATGGAACCCTGTTATTATTGAAAATGAAAGAAAGCGAATATGTGATAAAAGCGGCTGCGGATATTTAGAAGACTTGATTACTTGTGTTCATATAATTCAATTAAAATTATTGACTGCTATGCGTTCAGGAAACAAACAAAAGAAAATTGATATTTCTATTCCTAAGTTAGACGATTTTATTCATAAAACGTACATTCACGTTGCAAGAAAAATATATAAAAATGTATATCTTTTTGAAATTGACATTCAGCCTCTTCAAATGCAAAAAAATAATAGAGAGTTAGAAGTTATTGTTCAAGAATGTATTTTAAACGCAGTAAGAGATAGTATTCCTGTGGAAAATATTTTGCGTGCCTATATGGACGAAAGTGTAGAGGAAGATATTGTTGAAGAAATAAAAGAACAATTTATTGAAACACCAAAACAAAAGGAAGAAAATGAGATAAATAAAGAAGTGAGTGCTATGTTAGAAAAACAAGAAGGAGGTAAGCTAAGCTTCAACAATGTTGATTTAGTTAAAGATGAAAATGATAATATTGAAAAAGTGAGCGCGCCTAAAGATCCTGAAATTCTTGAACAAATTAGCGCTATGCGAAATGAACAGCGCAAATTAGAGACTACTGAAGATGAAGATGATGAAAGATTAAACATTTCTGACCAATCTGTTGACTTGGGCGCAATGGATATTCAAGTAATTGATGCTCCTACTAGCTCCATGGAACTTATGCCTGATTTATTAATAGACGATATAGAAGTGTTGGCCTAATTAGACTTTTGAAAAAGTCTAGCAAACAGCTTCGCTCAAAGTTTCACAAAAAGGATAAAAAAGTAAACCATATTTTGAGCAAAGCTGGGGTGTACGGGGGTTCCTCCGTAATTGCGTAAAATAATAAATAAGAATGTTCTTTATTATTTTAAATGGATAATGTTTTTATTGTAGCCGGGCTCATATCGTTTGTTTTTTTTGTATGCAAGTTTATTGAAATGCGATTCATTGATAAAGAAAGCAAACCGCTAAAGTTATTAATAAGAGATACATTACTTGCGTATTTCAGTGTTTTAGTAGGAAATTTTATTTTAACACAACTGAAACCCGCTATTCAAGAAGGGGGTTCCGTTCCAGTGGTGTTTACAGGAAACCCAGATTTTTAATTAAATAATATTAGCGGGGGACCCGATGTTTAACGAAGTAGTCCCGCTATTAACTATAAATAGCGGAAAAAATTCTTTCATTGCAAGGTCTTGCGTATTTTGTTTGCGTATATTCAAATTTAGCAAAACATCGAATTAAAAATCTGTCACTACCATCATATTTTGGAAAGAATGACGACCTTCCATGAACAGCTCGTTTATTGTCTATAAATATAATATCACCGCGTTTTAAATTATAAATAAGCCTATGCTCGTAATATATTTTAACAATTTTTTGCAGTAACTCATCTGCCTCTTTTGTTATTCCTGTCATTAAATCTTGGTCAAATATCAATAATGGGTCGAACTCATCACCATTTATAATGGGCATTGGACCACGAATATCTCCTTCTATAAACTCGTGTCCGTTTAACTTAAATGATAAATCCACTTCAGTTTTCCATAAAGGTAACCTCAACAATTTATGTTCATATTCATTTGTATTATTTAATATACTTTGAACTGGTAATATATAAGTATACGCATTTTCGTCACCTCGTAAACAAGCCAAACTCAAAATATCTGGTCTTAATTTAGAAAAGGCCTGTTCGGTATGAATTTCTAATTCTACATTACTACCTAAACTTGTCTGTTTTTGTGCCATTGATTTATTTGGAACAATGTCTTGAAACAAATTTCCAAAACACTCAGCCTCATAACCTACAAGTTCTCCCATCAAAGATGTCAACATTGCTTGTATTCGTGATAGTTCTGTTTTTTCTCCAATATTAAAAGAATTATTTTTTGGAGTATCTGGTAATTTTTTATCAGACAAAATTAAATTTTTAATTAATAAACTTCCAGATTCCGAACCTTGTTTTGCAAAATCTATAAAAATATTTTTTATTTTTTCTGGAATTAAATGTAATACATGTTTTACTTGTTCGCAAAATAATACGCTATTTTGAGATGGCAATGCATTAATTTTTTTTGATAAATTATGCAAAATGTTTGCCTCTTCTTCATGAATTAAAACTACATTTTTATTGTTTGACATACAAACACTATATTTATACAATATAAAATTTAAATTATTTTACACGCATAAAATTATCGTCCTGTCCAAACTTTAACTAGGGGACTTGGTGCGCTTTTTTTTGTTTCTAAAAATTTACAATATTGTTCAAATGTATATCCCCATTTAGAGTATGTCATAATATTTCCAAGAAGAGATTTGTTTTTATATAAATTTTTTTGCGAGTTAAAAAATATAATACCTATTATTCTTTCCATGCAACATCTATCGTTTCTATTTTTTACAAAATTTAATAAATTGAAAAGCGAATATTTTTCTTGTATAGTTGTCAAAAAATTATGGTTGATATAACTTTGAAGACCAAAACATCCAAACCATTTATTTCTTCCTAAACCAAGAATACTTATAGAACTATCAAGTAATGATTCTATAACTGCAGTACTATTTTTTAAAGCTTTTGCTAACCTAATCGTATTGTCAAGATTTTCCTTATCTTGATTAAAATGCCAAATGGGAATAGCATTATATTTTACAATTTCAAAATTTATTCTTTTATGAAAAAATACACTATCATGTATTATTACAGCGTTATTAAAAAAATGATTTTTGTAAAAATAATAATATGGCAAAAGTTCTCCTCTTCCTGGAAATTCAGAATGAATAACTTCAACGTTTGTATATATACTTTCTTCTTTTACAAATGATTGAACGCTATTATCATCAATAATAATAATTTTCTTAAAAGGATAAAATTTTCTTATGCAACGAACGCATCTATTCCAATATTTATTGGTTTTCTCTGAATTTACATGTCTTGTTATTATAAAACCATAATTATTTTCGCTCATATAAAATAATATATGATTATATTATTTTACTAATAACACAAAAACAAAGCTTGAAACTAAACGTAACAGGGATATTCATCAATATTTATTATTTCATCGGAATTTAAAATTTTATTTTTTGAAATGGAAAAAGAACTAAACTCTGGCCTTTCTAGTTGAGTTTGAGGGGTGTGGTTATGAACACATCTAGAAATCATTTTATAAAGCTTGAAATCTGGGTATCTGTCATTTCCGTCATTTTTGTATAATATATTTACCCCTTTATCGTCAAGGCACCATTCGACAATTAATCTAACAACAGGGTCACATTCATCTAAATTTTTGATTGAATCTAAATCTTCAATCATATAATCAAAAATAGAACATGCTAATCTACATAGGTCAAAACTATAGTTAGGTTCAAGTCTTGGTTTTTTATCATTAAAGTATGGTTCGGTATTATATTGTGTGGCAGCATCTCCGCCTTGCTGAAAACTATCACTGCAAAATATTTTTCCATCAAATTTATAAATACTTCTACCAAAGTCGATAATTTTAAAGATTCTTCCAAAAGTTGGAACCTTGTAATACTTCTTTTTATAACAATAATAAATATATTTAACGTCTGTTTTATTATACATCACATTATTTGTATGTAAATCATTGTGCGTAAATGCAAACATTTTCTGATAAGTAATTAAAATCATGATAATTTGCATTAGAGCGGAATACCATTCTGCGTCGCTAAGCTCTTCATTCAAAATAAGCTCGTCAAAAGTGGTTTCGCATTGTTCCATGCAAATTATTTGAACGGGAAATTTTGGTATTGTCACGTTTATTTTTTCTTCTTGAAAGGTGCTTTCAGACCCACAATCATCATTGCTGTCATCTTCTTCCCCTTCATCTGAACCAGAGTATTCTTCAGTTGAACTTTTTTTAGAGCAACAATCACTTTCATTATTTTCCGTGTATGAACTTCTTGAAGAACAGGTAGAACCAGATTTTAAAGTTGTTGTGATATTTGATTGAAGAACTAAGTCATTTACATCAACTAAAGCTACAGACTTGTCTTTTAACTCATCAAGAGAAATAAAGTCATCTGAAAATAAATTTTCGAATAGAGAATCGTCTATCGATTTAACTGACATATTTGACCTTAAACTATTTGTATGATCAATTTTGATTAATGGCAATCTTTCTCTTTTATCTGTTTCATTGTCAAATAAAAAATTATAGTCGTCAACTTGAAACAAAACATTTTTATTTTTATTAAAGTAATCTGACTTATTAAGATAGTCAAGGTCATCAAAAACATTTAAAGAAAAATTATTCTTTATACTTAAAAACGAGCCATAAAAATCAAGTCCATGTATAAAATTATGCTCATGAACTAACTTGCTATTCAAAAAAGAAAAAAAACTATCTACATAAGATGAGTTGTTAACATCTAAAAATTTACTATTAAATTTGTCTATATCATACTGCAAGTTTAATTTATTATCAGGTTCCAAATTTGTATCAGTGTTGCTATCGTAAGTCAATAACGGCAAATTATACAATTTTGAATCAGATGGGTTATACTTTCCAATTAAATACTTAAAGGGATCAATTAAGGGGGCCAATTTAAAAAATATTGGTTTGTTTTTTATTTTATTTGTTTCTGAATTTTTAATAGTGCAAGTGTATAAATTTTTATTGTCTGCATTACCATTTTTAACGTCGGTTATATGCCATTTATGATTTAAATTGATGCCGTTAAAATTTGTTTTATTTAATGAAAAAAATCTAGTATAAATTGGTAAATAGTTTTGTGTATTTGAAAAGTCGTAAGCTTCTAAAGCAAGAAAAAGTTCTGCATTTTTCCTTTTTTGATAAGTCACGTTTATCATTAGCTACTTAATATATAAATTCTATGAAGTTTTAACTTATTAAAAGCCTATAAATTGCGTTAAACAAAATTATATATTTTTCTAAATAATAATAAAATGACATTAGAGTTAAAAAAATTTGACATGAAAACTATTAGTTTTAAACCGAATGAATCTAAAGGGCCTGTAGTAGTTTTAATAGGACGCCGTGACACTGGAAAAAGTTTTTTAGTAAGAGATTTATTATATTATCATCAAGACATACCTATTGGAACTGTAGTAGCTGGAACAGAAGAAGGCAACGGATTTTATAGTAAAATGGTTCCAAAATTATTTATTCATAATGAATACAATACAGCAATTATAGAAAATATTTTAAAGCGACAAAAGAGTGTTTTAAAACAGATAAAAAAAGAAATTGAGACCTTTAAAAAAAGCACAATAGACCCACGAACTTTTGTCATTCTTGATGACTGCCTTTATGACG